GCTGCACGAAACTCTAGCTGTGCGAAGTCAGCTTCCATAATCTTGCCACCTTCCCACCGGGATACGAACACCTTCTTCACAGGGAAGGTACCGCCACGTGGCATGTTCTGCATGTTAGGCTCCGCACCTGACAGGCGACCAGTTGCAGTGCGGTGCTGTAGCAAACGCACGTGCAGCTTGCCATCCTGCTTAGTGAACATCTTGATGCCCTCGACAAACGAGGACAGGTAAGTATCCACTGCGGACAGCCGTCGAACTTTTGACAGAAAATCTACAGCTTCTGTCATTCCTTTGACACGTGCTGCTTTCTCCAACGTCTCAAGGTTCAGCTTGCTTGTGCTGAAGCCGTTGGCACTAGCCCACTTGGCTGATGGTGGTTTAAACTTCAGCCCAGCCACGGCATTGGATGATGATAGAAGATAACCAGCAGTATCACAAGTAGGGCAGCGATTAGGTTTCGCAAACGGCTCTCCATTTTTCTTTGTCTTTCGTATATATCCCGTGCCATTGCAAGTCTTACACTGCATTGCTTTTGTCTTAGCTAACTTAGTGGTATGTGCATTGATCAGCCTACGGAAGTCATCTTCTGGCATGTAAGGGTCAATCTGTGTAGCCCAGAACTGCTTGTCGTTTACCTTGCGGCTGTAGATCACCCAAGACAATTGCTCTGGACTGTTAAGATTGATTGGTGTATCACCCATCAGCCGACGCACATGGGCTTGCAGGTCAGCGGTAAGCTGGCTACGCTCCTGCTCAAACTCTGTGCGAACCTCGTCCAGTGCTTTCTTGTCTACAGTGAAACCGCGCTGGTAGATGCGGGACAGGCACACTGCCACCTGATTGGTCAGGTCAACAGTACCCATGAGACCACTGTCCTTTGGTGTGTTCAGACGATACATCAGCTTATCTGCCAGTTGCTGTGTAGCCTCAAGGTCAGCGATCAGATACTCTGTCAGTTCGTCAATGGGAATGGTGCGTGTGCTGTAGCCCCGCTTGAAGTATTCCTTCAATGTGTCTTGCTTCTTAGTGTCAAGATCATAGCGTTCAGCACACGCTTCCAATGAAAGCGGCTCTTTGATGCCACGTTGCAGCACATACTCAGCCAGCATCGTGTCGAATACAGGGCCGTCGTATTTGAACCCACTCTCCCACAGCCACAGCAAATCGTGTGCTGCGTTGTGCATAATCAGCACAGTAGCCTCGTCAAGAAGCATCTGCACACGATCACTATAGTCGTGTTGGCTCTCATGGTCTTCGTGATCGAAGGGAAACGTGTGACACGCCCCTTGGTCAGTCAAGATACCCACCATCGTCAGGCTGTTGTTGGCCTCGAATGGATCAAGGTGCATCTTGCCATCACGGTGTGTGACTGTATTCTCTACATCAAGTGTCAGTTTCATATCTCATTCCTTTGTCATACTGAAGTATACTTTGCCATTCGCATCAATGTGCGGAATAGCTGGGTCAGCATCGTGCTTACCCGTATACTCAAACCGATATCCTTCACTGCGCTTCTGTTCAACGTCTTTGATAAACTCTGCGTTATCCTGTGCGAACATAGCGAAAGCGAAAGTTGCGATCAATCCAAGCATCTTATATCACCCCTCGTATCTTGCTGTCAAGTAGTCAAGTTCACAATTGACCATACCGTGCCAACCGTTCAGCTTGTTCTTGACAATGTTCATATGCCTCAGTGGGCTATCCTCTTCCTGTCCCTCAACAGTCGGAGACTTTCCGATCAGGATCATCAGGTCAGCCTCTGCGGCCTTGCCTGTACGTGATCCCTCCATCATGCTCTGGTTCAGTTGTGACCTGCCCTCTGCTTCCGCAGAAAGCTGGGACATGTAGAACACAGCACAATCATATGCCTTGGCGATCTGTCGTGCGTGGATAGCACAGGCTTTGAGTGCTTCGTCCTGTCGGGCAAAGCCCCCCTCTGCCTTAAACTTGTCACCCATGTCAAGCACGAGAACGTCAGGCCGGTATGTCTTGGCAACACTCTCCACCCAATTCATGTCACGTCCAGATGCCTCTTTGATTTTGATGTTGTTCATCACAGGCTCATAAAGTGACTTGGCTTTCGACATGTTCTCCTTCACCTCACGTGCCGACATACCTGCGGCGGCAGTGAGATATCGTGCGCCTACCCGGTGAGTAGGCTCTTCGTTACACAGGATGACACACTTGGCACCCTGATGTGCAAAACCGTTTGGTGCAGCGATCAAGCTGGCATGGAACGAGGTCTTGCCAGTGTTGGGCCGCGCACCCACTTCGATAAGCTGACCGGCACTGACCCCTTCCAGCTTACGCGCAACGCTAGGAATGTTGAAAGACCACCGTGCTTCCAGTTCAGCCTTCGCCATCAGCGTCTCAATCGTGATGTCGTCCCACTCAATGTTGAGATTAGGGGTGAAGTCATCACCGTACCGCTCAAGCAGATTACGCAACGTCTCCATCGTACCACCTGTGCCACTCACCATGTCGAAGCCAATGTTGGCGATGTCCTCGCCCACTACCTTCTGAAACAGCTTGGACAGCACCTCCTGTGCGATGTCGTTGCCCATCGGCTCCTCACGCTTGAGTTGGGTGAAGAGGCTGTCGAAGCCTGTCTTCTGTGCCGTTGTCATCGTGGGATTGCCAGACACGAACAGGGCTTGCACCTCGTCGGGTGTGACACTACGATTGTAGTGATCCATAGCCTTGTCAATCGTCTGCTTTATCTTGCGATTGTCTGAACTGAACAGTCGGTCAGGACACTTGGCACCACGATGGTCATCGTAGAAACCTTTGTCCATAAGACTGCGTAGCATTGATATTTCCATTACACATCTCCTATGTCGGCTAGGTTACTCATATCAGTTGGATTACGATATTTCAAATCATCTGTCAAGTACAGGACACGAACATCATTCACGTGTCCTCTCAATTCCTTTGCCATCAGCAAAGTCTTACGCACTGCGTCGGGGTCGAGTGCGATAATGGCTGTTGAGAACTGTGCGAGATACTTTTTGTGTGCATCAGACAGGGATGTTCCTAGCACAGCAAGCCCGACAAAGTTACCGCCACCAACCACGGCGGCACTCACACAGTCCTCAACAACTACGGCGACATTACCACACCCGTGTGTGTATGGCAAGCCACTTTTTCCATAGCGACGCCATTTAGGCAAACGCTTACCCAGCGCACGGCCTGTGGCATCTACAATTTTACCCTCATGCATGATAGGGAATACAGCACGGTGTTCACGTACATCATATAGCAAGCCTAGTTCTGCGGCATCCAGCCCATACGTATCGCTGGCCCACGTAATCACATCGTGATTGGCTGGCACAAGAAACTCAGGCACATCAAATTCAGCACCAGCGAAACGCTCTGCATCGGATAGCTGGGTACGGATATCATCCACAGACATACGCACACGTGTGCCACCCTTGAGATCACAGGACATACGGAAGCAATTCCATACCAGTGACCCCATGTTGTTGGTCACGGTGAATGTACGCTGACCACAGCTAGGACACTTAGTCCTGACTGTAGTACCAACAGGTACATTCATATCACTTATAATGTTATATATATTATCCATATATACTCTCTCCTGTGCGGCAGTTAAGTGCTTTTACCATGTATTTTACGTGCTGTCAATGCAGTATTTGCACTCGCATACGTATTTTTCATGTATGGCTTGACCGATTGTGGATTAGCATGTCCTGTAACCGACATAATCTGTCCAATACCCACACCAGCCTCCACCATTTCGGTTGTGCCAGTGCGCCGCAGGTCAGATAGTCGCAGTTCACTTGACAAACCCGCCTGATCCATCAGCTTACGTGCATGAAGTGGCAGCTTGTACTGACTGTAGGGGATGTACTCACCGCCCACAGGGTACGGACGCGGGGCCACCCACTGCTGAAAACCAAAGTCTTCCTTCTGTTGATCTAACATATCAAGCAGATCATCGTCAATGGGTAAGAACACCTCTGCCCTACGCTTTGATTGCTCAATATGTACACGTGCCTTATCAAATTGTATAGCATCCCATGTCAGGACACGCATGTCACCGACACGCTGGCACCAAGCGTATGCCATGTGTGCAATCAATCCAATGTTACGGGTGCTAAAATCGCTGTAGGCCACGTCTAACAGCTTCTGTATGTCCTCCCTACCCCAAAGCACCTTACGTGGCGTGGTGGAGCGTCTACGGACGATTGAGAAGGGGTTCAGGTTGCAATGCTCCATGCGCACTGCGTAGTTGTACAGTATACGTGTCGTAGCCATGACATGATTGGCAAACGAGATGCCACGATCACACCACAAATCATATGCCAGCTTGGCCTGTTTCGTGGTGATGCTTGCATGATCCAGAGAACCAAGACGAGTATCATCTACCTCTGTGTCGAACATGACACCAAGAAAGTATTGATACTGCGTCTTAGTCTCGTCACGCAAGTTCTTGAAATCATGGGAAGAATAGTATTCATCCGCTATTTCGAGAACCGTTGTCATGTTATGCCGCCCACTTCTGGGAGACAAGTGACTTAAACTGCTGGGTGTTGACCCACCGTGCAACATCGTACTCACGCTCAAGCATTGTCTTGGCTTGGGTATCGTTGCCTGTCTCACGCATCTTGAAACCGTTACGCTCGTCTGCGTAGGTTGCATAGTTTGTGAAGGCAGAGTACAGTGACCACAGGTTCTGACCTCGCGTCGTCACCTCTTCACGATACAGGGCAAACATCTTCTCAGCTTGCTTGTTGTTCTTCATAATGCTTTCAAGCAGAGCCTTGACATCTACATGCACTAGGGGGCTTTCTGCCCAGCGTTGCATCTGTTCTGCCCTAGCATAGAAGTTGTCCTTTGATTTTCCAAGCCTACGGATGAAGGCGTCCATGTCAAAGCCGCTGGTGTTCTTACGCTTCACCTTGTCATGCTCACCGCTGATCATACCGTTGAGGCAGAAGAAGTCAATCGCCCCAAAGATAGCCACGTTAGAACAGCTACCATTCACACCATGCAGGGCAATGATACGCTGTTGCACCTCAGTCTCATGGCGGGTGGTGGTGATCTTGGCCGACACGTTAGGCAGACGGACATCCATGACGCCCATGCCATTGTTGTAGGCAGACTTCCATGATACCTCTGCACCCTCAATCTCATGGGGCTGAAGGTGTTCAGTCATGGTGGCATTCACCTTGCGGAAGAAGTCACCGTGGTTCTCACATTTGAAACCATCACCGACGATGCCAATGTACTCATCAGTGTTGCCATTGATGACATACTTTTGGCCTTCCATTTTAGTATCCTCATATTTTACAGGGAAATCAAGGTTTTCTGGCACGTCCACGATGGACGAGTTCACATAATCCAACGGCATATTTTTCTCCTTTGTCCGTTAAGTGATGTCATGTTATATCAGGTTACTGACACAATGTCAAGCGTCGTCATCCTCTGCCAGCACCCAATCTGCGTAGGTCATACGCACACCGTCCTCGTCCTCTTTGGGTACGAACTTGAGGATACGGTGCAGGTCACAGTATAGGCTCTCCAACTTGCCCACATCGGACATCCAGATATCCTGACAATCCCAGATAGTCTGCAGGATAGTCTTCAAGTCATTGTGTGCTTTCAGTAAAGCTAGTCTGTCGTCATGTGCAATATTCATCATCATTCTCCTAATCACAAGAGGTTTGTCGGGATATCACAGCCACCCAACATTGCTGTTCTTCATCATAGTACGCTGGCTTGTCAAGCCTAGTGCCATACCCGAATGGGTGATAGCCGCGAAAGTAATCCTCTACCTTGCGTTCAAGGATGGCGCGATCTTCATGTTTGATGTTCACCGTTATTGTTTTCATCTCGTATCCTTTCTAGCCAATCCGGCATCGGGTTCATCCACTGCGGCATGAACCGTCCCTTTTCATACTTGGCGAAACTCATCTTGTCAAGCGCATAAAATGCACGGTATGCACGAACAGGCCACTCCTCATCTGTCTTGCACTCATCCCACCCACTGAAGCACTGCGGGTGTGGCGTCTTGAAGTTGGACAGATCAGGTATATATTTCTCTGCCTCAACCAGTGCATCAAAGTGTCGCATAGATGCATGTCCTGTATTGACAGTGCCGTCACTACGCTTGGGATAACGCCACATATATTCGTCATTCATGGCCTTCATCAGACGCACGGCGTACCTGTAGTTTACCCGTGTCTCCCTCGCCCACTGTGTACAGGGGTGGTTTTTGTACGCTATCTTGTACAAGCCAGCTTCCTCTGCAAACTCTGGCGCATGTAAACGCACGGCAGTGTTCAGCATCTGTGCCTCTTCCAGAACCATCTTGATGATGTGCTGGTCACACAGTTGCTGTGCGATAGCTTCTGGTTCTCTGTCAATGATAAACCTGTTCATGCTCCACTCCACTGATATTCGTAGTTGTAATTGTATTCAGCATCCAGCCAATGCCACGCATTTTCGTAGGCGTGATGCCAGTTCGTGTGATAGCCTGTAGCTATGTCATCATCGGCAATACACTTTGCCCAATGGTCAAGGCTAGGCTCATGGTCAAGTGGTAGTTCCTCAGTCATACCGCACCCCCAATACATAATCCTCACAGGCCATCTCTGCCTCTTCCTCTGTCGGGAACTCGCCTAGCCGGAACTCTGTATGCCCACCGT